GTCAGTACCGGTTCGGGCTTGCCGAAACGCAGGATGCTCATCTTTCTGGCTGGCGCGTTTTTACCTTTACCGCGCGCGGCGGTGTATTTCTTCTTTTTCATGCTGCCTCTTTCCTGATCCGCCAGCGACTCCGCGGTTTGTTCTCGTAGTTAAGGGGTTCGTTATGCAGTGCATGGGCTATCGCCCAGAAGGATTCCGCGTGTCCGGTGTCCTGGCTGCGGTCTGCAACAAATGTCATTGCGCCACCGCTTTGCGTGGTGGTGCGGCGTATGGCCATAAAGCTGGCCGGGATCTCTTTCATGTCTTTGTCCCACTCGATACGCTGGCTTTCCACCACATCAGCGGCTTTCAAGACCAGATGGTCTTTGGTGTGACGGTCATAGCGGATTGCCACCGCCACACGCAGGGCAAAATGCTGAATATTTTCATAAACGCCCTGGCCGATGCCGGTCACGTCGATGCCCAGATAGGTGAAGTTGTATTTGTGAAACAGCTCCTCGATCTGCTTTGCCTGCCAGCGAAAATTCATGCCCTTCCAGTTAAAGACGCGCAGCACCCGGTATCGCTCTGCGGCATACTCAGGCGGGGCGACAATGACAAAGCAGCTCAAATCACCGCTGCGGGCAGGGTCGAAACCGCCCCACACAGGGCGCTCGCCAAATGGCCGCGCTTTTCTGATGTCGTGATCCTGCCATGTGTCCGTTTCTACGCCGCAGGCCTCCAGATCAGAAAACCGGAAAACGCTGTCTTTGCTGTCCACGAACACGCACATATAGAGCATGGAAAAGGTGGCGTCGTTATAGCGGTTGCGCAGCTTCTCGATGCTGGCGAGGTTAAAGCCGCCCGCGATCGCATCTTCCATCGTGATGATGTAGCGCCACTGACCATCCGGGCAAAGACGGCCACCGTTGCGCATATCGTCAAAGGACGGAAAGACTGCCGCCGCGCGCTTTTTACTGCCCTGTTTCCATTCCTCGCCCGTCCAGAACGGATAGGCCTGGTGGGTTTTGGCCGATGGCGTTGAAAAGTAGGTGGTGCGCCACTTGTCATGCGTGGCCATCGCGCTGGCCACTTCGTTCAGCCTGGCGAAGTTGGGCACCCAGAAATATTCGTCACAGTACAGGTGCCCGCTGTATGACTGAGCGGTGTTTTTGTTCGTTGAGAGAAAACGCAGCTCTGCGCCGTTACTCAGGCGAATCGGGTTGCCGGTGAGCGTGATCCCAAAATACTGCTCGGCGATGTTCACGATGTAGGAACGGAACACCTCGGCCTGCGCTTTGGACGCGGACAAGAAGATTTGCGGATCGCCGGTGATTACCGCATTTTCAAAAGCTTCATAAGCAAAATACCAGGTCGCGCCGATCTGGCGGCTTTTGAGGATGTTCCTGACCTGCTGGCCGATGTTAAGCCGCAGGTGTTTCTGGTATTCAAAGAGGTGCTCATCTGCCCAGGCATCAAAATCGTCCTGCGTCAGGGATGAAACATCATTCTTTTTATATTTGCGTTTTTTGCGCGGCTCTCCGTCGCTGTCCTCCGGGGCGTTGTCGCGCGTCGTTCCCCGGTTTTCGGCCAGCTTCTCTTTATGCTTATTGCTCTGCGCCCGCAGTTTGGTGGCATGCGCGATGAGCATGTCCATTTCTTTAAGTTCGGTGTCGCTTTTACCGTCGCGCGCAGCAAGCAGCTGGTAGCGGCGTTCAATCGCTTCCTCTGTGCTTTCGTGGCTCAGTAAGTCAGCCCAGCTGTATTTTTCCGCCCAGTAGTAAACGATCCGCGCATTCGGCAGATTTAATTCGGATGCAATTTCTTTTGGCGTGGCGCGACGCAAATATAATGCACGGGCAACGCCTTTTAATTCTTCTGAGTATTTAGCCATAGACTTAATTATGCCGCGCCTGAATATAAAAAACGGCGGGTGTTATTCGTAACCATTCCGCTAAAGGCTGTTATCCGAACTCATAAGAATTAACTGAGGTGAAGGCGTCCGCTTATTCCGTAATAATCGCTTTGCACTATCAGCGAGGCGAGGGGATATGTCTCATTTAATGACCGACTGGCTGTGTGTTGCTACCGAAGGCGATACGGTTGATGGCCGTAAACTTGAGCGTCAGTGGTTAATTGACGCGGCTGAATTATACGACCCCAGATTATATGGTGCGTTAATCTGGCCGGAACATTGCAAAGACTCCGTGAATTTTGGCGAAGTATTAGAGGCAATGTATCAGGAAGGTGAAGACAGTCTGGTGAGGCTTTATGTCAGGCTCTGCCCGAATCAGTTTTTACTCGAAGCCAACCGCTGCGGTCAGTTAATTTTCTTTTCGGTGGAACTCACACCGGACGGGAACTGGCGCAACACGGGACGCACGTATCTGGAGGGGCTCGCCGTCACTGACACCCCGGCCAGTGTGGGAACAACACGCTTACGTTTCAGTAAACGCAATACATCAACGCCGGGTTATTACGGGTGCACAGTCACCCGCACCGGAAAAATTGAACAGGTGAACAGAATGAATAAAGACTGGCAAAGCTGGTTTGGTATTAAGCCGAAAAAATTCG